CATTCGTACCGATAAATTTACCGTCATCACTACCTTGACCTTTAGTATTGGCAGTAGCAACAACATTGAAACCATTAGCAGGTTTTACAAATCTGTTAATCTTTTTAACAAAGATACCAGAACCTTCTAATATTGGTTGTAAACACATAATCTTATTACTTGCTAAGTCAATCTCATCAAGTAAAAGAACAGCGCCTCTTTCCATGGCTTCGATAACAGGACCATTCTGCCATACAGTTTGGCCGTCTTTTAATCTATAACCACCTAAAAGGTCGTCTTCATCAGTTTCAATTGTGATATTGACTCTGATTAATTCTCTTTTGTTTTCGGCACAAGCCTGGGTAACACCCATAGTTTTACCGTTACCAGAAAGACCAGTAATAAAAACAGGATAAAACATCTTGCTTTTAATAATACTCTTTACATCTGGATAGTTACCAAATGATACGAATACAGGATCTTTTTTAGGAACAATATCGCCTGTCAAAGATGATACTACATAAGCAGCTTCTGATTTTGTTTCAGTTTCAGGTGCTTTAGTAGTCAAAACTTTTTCAGCTTCGCCTGATTGTACATTAGAAATTTTAGAATTAGATACCATACTTGATTCAGTAGGTAACTTAAACATTGATTTACCGATTTTGTAATCAGCATTTTTAATCAACCATTGAGGCGCATATTTGCAACCAAAATGTTTGTTGGCGTCTTTTAATTGCGACACCGATAATTCGTTTGTACCAAACTTTTCAACAGCATAGTCAACGAATTCTTGTTGTTTAGTGTTTAACATAGTGTTTTTTCGTCCTTTCATTTTTAATTATAAGTATATCCTATCATAATGATTCGCATTTGGCAACCCCCTAAATAATCGTTACCTGGTCTCATTTTTATGCGACCTCCTGGATAAACTTGTTTAATACTACTCTGGAAACCAATCGATTCTTCATGGAATTACCAAAGATTCTTTTTAGTTCAGAGGTAGTACCTTTTTTCACTTGAACATTAGACATATCAAAATTTTCTACATCTAATTTTTTACCATCAAGAATAAAGTATTTGTGATAACCCTCAGCATTAACAGCTATTGCTTTATCTCTAGTCATCTGCTTTCTTAATACATTATACTTGGCAATCTTATCTGAATAGTCTGTATAGTTATCAATGTATTTCTCAATATCCCACCTTCTAACTCTTTTTACAATATAGAAACCAATTACATTGGCACCGTGGGATTTCTTAATATGATTTAGTAATTCAGTTGTAATATTACTTCTTGAAGTAAATTTATTGCCGTCTAATTCAAAAACTTCAGTTTTGTCCCAATCTTTATCAGATTCGCCTACAATGTTACCTCTTGGATAATTACCAGAACCATCTGTAAGTGTAATAAAAGTTAGTTTTTCAATACCATACTTTTCTTTGTACATTGGTATTAACTTGTTAAGATAAATTAAAGACTCATTTAAAGGTGTATTACCAAGATAATAGGCACTAGGTATACCCCAATTATTAGAGTCAGCTTCATACTTCTCACTAGAATACCAATCGTTACTTCTTCTAACATATCTATTGTCAAAATACATACCCATATGAAACATCATTTTAAGAGCAAGGTCAGCCTGCTTTTTATTCATTCTATGGCTTAAACAATTAACTAAATGAAAGTTATCAAACATCCACTCACCATTATTTTGTGACCAATCTTTACCATTTACTCTACCCTCATAATCTCTTTCACTAGTAAAGAAATAAACCTCATAAGGTATATTAACTTTTCTACAAAATTCTACCAAGTTGATTAATTGTTTTACGGTATTAAATAAAACATCACTCATAGATCCTGACCAATCAAGTAACATCATCATACCATGGTTTTTGCCATCAGGTATAATAGTTAATTTTTTAAATATATCCTCTGAATATTTGTATTGAGGTAATTTTAAAGGATCAATAACACCAGTTTTATTTGTTTGTGCTCTTTTATAAGCTTGAGCAGATTTTTTCATCTCAAATTCTTTAACAAGATACATAACAGTTTTCTTGTTTTCATTCATAAACTTTTTGTATTCTTTATCTAGGTAATTATCGTATTTAGAAATATCACAGTATTTTCTTTGTTTAATTCTATAATCATTCATATCTTTTAACCAAGTTTTGAAACTTGTTAATGCACCATCTTTTAAATTAGGAGTAGGTATTTTACCGTATCTATAACCTTTGTTACTATCATCTAATAATGATTCTTGTTTTTGAGTATATGCGTCATCTGTAATTGCTTTTAAAACTTTTTTCTTAACATCATCACCGCCAGCACCTTTAGAATAACTATCTGATTCACCACCTGACTCATCTTTTTTTTCATCACTTTTATTAGATTGACCAGATTGATTAGAGTCTTTTTCATCATCAGCTTCTTGGTCACCAAAGTTATTAAAATCATTTTTTTCATCAGCGTCATCATCATTTTTTTCAGCTTCTGTATCATCACCTTGACCGTTATCTGAATCTTCAAATTCTTCCTCATCATCACCAAGGTCATAATTTTTGACAACTGAAACACTATCAAAGTCAGGTAATTTTTTCATTTGTTCAACTTGTTCTTTTTGCCAATCTAACATTTCTTTGGCTAAAATTAATACATCATCAAAAGTTTTCACATTATCAACTTTAGCCAACCACTCGTTATCTTTAGGAGCAAACATGAACGGTAATCTGTTTAATGATTTTGACCTTAAATTAATTTTGTCAATAATCATAAAGTCTTTATTAATATCTTTACCAGAGATACCAAAGAAATTCTGTTTTTCTAATATATCAAAACCATTGATATAGTTATTAACAACACCAGGATATTTTTTCTGAATTAACTTGTCAATTCTAGTGTCTTCAATAACATTAACATATGATCTTAATTCTGAATCAGTAATGCCTTCCCATTGCTCATAAGGTGTATATAAAGCATGAGCACACTCATGGGCGATTAACATATCATAGACATCACCAGATTTTTGTTTAAATATAGGAAGAGTTAATACACGATTCTTTACATCAAAAGAAGCTGTCTTAACTTTGTTATGTTGGATTGTAATATTCTCTGTAGCGAGTAATTTTGCAAGATTTGACTTGACTTCTAAATTCATAGTGCTGTCCTTTTTAATCATATAAGGACATCCTACAGGTAAAATATCAAAAAGTCAAGCCTAAAAAAGCGCTTTTTTTAATTTTTTTTTCGTTGCCAGGTAAGGGTTTCCGAGGGTTGTGTATAAATTGTACACTCCTGACGCAGCTATCGGTCATCTCCGGCACCATGAATTGTGCCTTTTTTCTTACGATTCGCTAGTTTTTCTATATTACCGTTAGCAATGTCGGAAAGCTTAACGCCAATATCATCAGCCAGTACACTAATATACCACAGGCAGTCGCCAATTTCAGCGGATATCTCTTGAACCAGATTCTCATTATTCTTATTTGTGCCATCTCTTATTATCTTCTTTACTTTATTTGCAACTTCACCTGCTTCACCGGTCAGCCCCAATGTCGGGTAAATAATGGCCTGTTCTCTCGGATATATTGCCGTTGTTTTTGCGACCTGTTGGTACATATCTAGGTCACTAATTCGTTTGTATTTATGATTCTCGTTTGTTCTAACGCCTAAATCTAATTCTAATTGTCCTTCTACCATGGTTTTATCTCCCTACTTGTGGTAAATATTTCTGTTTACATTGGTCCCAGGTCATGTAAATAATATCATCATAAAAATGAGTTTCATTAGATACTCTATCCTGTTTCTTTAAACTAGCTAGTCTTTTCTTGGCATACTTGTTTTTCCATATATCGGTCAATGCCTCAACTGAATTATCAAACTTTCTATTTAATTGTAGAGGATTGATCTCCTCTCTTAAAAATTCTCTTGTATTATCAAATAACTCACCAAAGTATATGCCTCTAGCGTGTTCAGATTTAATTAACTTTTTATCTATACCTAGTTGATTATAAGTAAATGTATGTGACCTATTTCTATGGTCTCTCTTATGTGGTTGACCTGTGTCTTTCTTTGCAACATACCACTCAAAGTATTTGTATGTGTGATTCTTCTTTAACCAGTTTTGTATCATGTATCTAGTTGGTTTTAATGGTTCATATGATACAGAGCCTGCTGTCCACCCCATTTTCTTCCAATATTTTAATCTATCGTATTGTGATAATGGTATCTCTTTTGTTTTACCATATAGACTTGTAGTTGTAACACCTACCAATTTGTCGTGGTATTGGTGTTCCCATGTATCTTCAACAGTTCTACTCAAACACAATAAGGCTAGCAGTTTCCCGCCAACCAGGTTGTATCCAAGCGGCTGTATTGGTACTATTGTACTGCCGATACAAGTATGATTAATCATTCTTTGCGTCTTAGCTTCTCTATCCCAGCCAATATATTCATCTCTAGGTGTAAGGTCTAGGAAATCACTACTCATACAAGTAACACCTAATAATTTCTCTGTCTTCTTATCTCTAATTAAGAAGTTTAGATTTCTACCAATATTACTATTGTTTTTCATGGTAGACAAGAAGGTTCTCATGCCATTCCAGATTGCTGGCATTTTACTACCAGTTATAGATTTTACTTCATCACCATCTGTCCATAATAATTCAGGTTCTAAATCAAGGTATTCTTCTTGGTTTTCTGGTAACCAAAAGTTATTTCTAATCTCAGCTAATAATGCACCTTGTTCAGGATTTACTAATGCTGGTTTATCATCAAAAAAACTGTTTGTTTCTACTGTCGGATATTTGTCATGTACTTCACACCATTTCTGATATAGTGTATATTCTTTTACATCCATTTTAGATACAAATGATAGGTCTTTAATAAGAGCCTCTTTTAAGGTCTCTGTATCAACAGCCTCTATTTTATCTATGGGATTGTGATCCTGCCAACTTTGCCATTGGTCATCAATAGACATTCCTTTTTTCCACGCATATGTCATAATATACTATCCTAACTGATTGTTATTAAAAAGTCAAGCCTTGTTTGATTTTTCTATCTTTTTGAGCATTTTATCTCTTTTTTCCATGGCTCTTTTCAACTTAAACTTGCTTACTTTTTCAGTAAAATTTCTACCTAACATATGGTCATATTCATGTTGAAAGATACGACTCATCATACCATCAAGATGTGCCTCTTGTAAATCACCTTTATTGTCTGTATATTTTACTACTACTTTTCTTGGTCTTTCTATATCTAAAAATATAAAAGGAAAAGTTAAACAACCCTCTTTCATTCTGACAAGTTCCTCACTAGCAGATACTATCATAGGATTGAAACAGGTCATCTTTAATCCTTTTTCAATTGATGGATGACCACCGATTACAAACATATTAAAAGGTAGACCTACTTGATTGGCTGATAAACCTATACCACCATATTTGCTCATAGCCTCAAACATTGCGTCTGATAGTTCTTGTCTGTCTTTTATATCTTCATCTTTTAACATATCGTCAACAAATGGTGCTATTGCATTGTTAACTCTAGGGTCGGTAGGTGGTATTAATTTTAGTTCATTCATGTTTGTTGTAACCTCGTAAAGTTTTTGTATTTCTCATACTTAATAATATTGGTAAACTTGTCAAATAATATATCGCCTTTATGAGATATAATAAAGATGTTTTCACTTTCAAATTGTTTAATAATTTTAAAGAAGTCGTCCATACCTTGACCATCTAAACTACTATCAAATATTTCATCTAACATTAATAAGTTTGTATTTGTGCTGTTTTTCATCTTAGCAATCTGTCGCCAAGTAAAGAGTAAGGCTAAGTCAATTCTCATTTTCTCACCCTCACTAAAATTATTATAATTAAAAGTATCTCTAAATCTACTCTTTATTGTTTCATTAAATTCTTCATCTAAATTAAAGTTAATATAAAAATCCATTGATTGTAGATGTTGATTAATTAATTGATTCATTATGGGTAGATATTTCTTAATAATCTGTGCCTTAGCACCTTTATCATTTAGTATCTCTCTTAATATATCTACATACTTTTTATTTTCTGTAACTTTATCTAATTCTTGTTCAGCGACCTTTAATTGTTTTTGCATATCTTCTAGTTCTAATTGTATATGTTCTATATCATTATTTTGTGCCATAGATATGTCTTGATGTATTTGGTCACTATGTTTTTTTATACTCTCTAGTGAGGTGTTTATCTTGGCTATCTCTACGGTCATATCCTGTATTTTGTTTGAGATTTTGCCCATTGATACCACTTTCTCCTCTTGGCGGGTTAATTCTTCTACGAGCTGCGATAGCCCTTTCTCTAGTTTTGAAATTGTAGTATGCTCGTGATTGCATTTAGCCTCCTTAAATTCTTTATCAATTGATTGTGTGCAAGTTGGACAGTTATCATTATCTTTAAAAAATTGTAGTGTTTTTCTATGTGAGTTTAAATTAGTTTCTATTTTAGTTTCTAGTTTTTGTAGTTTGCTGTATTGCATATCTACTTTTAACTTATCTTTTACCTTTTCTTTTGATACGGCTATCGATTCATTTAATTCTTGTATCTTTTTATTATAATTAGCGCTATCCAAGTTATTTTTATCTAGTATTTTTTGCTTATGTGTCTGGATGTCTGTACCTTGCGCCTCCAAAGACTTTAGATGTTTTGCTTCAGTTTCATACTTGGTCTTTATTAGTTCGCATTGGTGCCTCACCTCCGTAAGACTTTTTTGTAAATCGCTTTGTTGGGAACGCAAAATTAAGTCCATGAGGCCAAAAACTCTTATATCTAATATTTCTTCAACAACTTCTCGTCTATATCTAGGTTTCATCTTCATAAATGGCTCGTATGATGAAGAGCCTAATATTACAACTTGAATAAATGACCTATAATTTAATTTCATTATATTTTGTTCAAGGTATTTTTGATAATCTATACTGCTAGCGTCTTGATTTATAAGTTTATCATTCTCATATATCTCAAATAAGTTTGGCCTAATACCTCGTCTTATCATATACTTCTTTGTACCGACATCAAACTCTACCTCAACGATAGTATCACCATTATTGATTGTGTTTACCATCTGGTCTTTCTTAATAATTCTAAACGGCTTGTTAAATAAAGCATAACATAAGGCGTCTAATAGTGTTGATTTGCCACTACCATTACTACCTACAATTAATGTAGTATGTGATTTATCTAACTCTACTTCAATTGGTATATTACCAGTAGATAAAAAGTTTTTATATCGTATTTTTTTAAAAGAAATCATTTGATAAATTTTGTCTATTCATTACTTCAAGATTGCCAGATACACTAACTCTTGTACATTTTGATTTATAAGGAACAACCCAATGTTGCAATAAGGCTGGAAAGATAACCATATCGCCTGTGCGAGGAGCAAATGATTGTCCTGTATATGCCCACTTTGGTTTAGCTTGTTGTGTAAATTCAAACATTAAAGAACCAGGTCTAGCTGATGTGCCTTCAAAAGCGTCTTGTTCTTTGTGAATTTCTTTTGGCACATCTAAAAATATAACGAATGAGTAATCACCACCATGAGTGTGTACAGGATTAAAGTCACCAGGTTTCATAAAATTTACCCATAGGTCATGGGCATTCAATTCAATGCCCCAGTTTGGGAGACCTGACCATTTAGACCAGCCCTCTCTATATGCCTGCCAAATAAAATTTGATTCTTGATAAAACCATTTTGTGGTTTTGTCATTATATTTTAATTGAGTATCAAGATGTCCAGCTAGTTTTTTATGATAACTTGCTAAATCTTTTTTACCATCTTTTAATAATCTTTTTCTAATATCTTCAGGCACTTTTGTTTTCATAACATAAGGACCAAATGGTATATTACCATATTCTAATGTTCTATTCACTTGCTTCTCCGTATAAATCTCTGGCGAATTCTTTTAGTTTCTTTTTATCTAACTCACCAGTTTCGGCCTGGTCGATATAGTTACCTAGAAAGGTAAGTGTATCTTCGCCTTGTTCTAATATATCACTTCTAACCGTTGAAGCGACATCAATAGGGTCTTCTACAATTTGTAACTCATGTACTGATATTGTATTGTAAAATCTCTCTATTAATTTATTAAACATATCTTCGTCTGTTTTATTTGTAACAAAAACCTTAACATAAGAATTGTTAAAACTAGATATGTCATATCCTGTATAATCTGTTTCTTTATCATTATAGTATAGCTTCTTGTACATTCTAATAGGATTAGGTATTCTTTCTATCTCTCTCGTATCTGTATCGAATATGTGAAAACCTTTAGGGCATTTGTAATCTGACCATGTAATTTCGTATTGTGTGCCTAGATAATAGATACGGCCATCATCTGATTTTTTATGAAAATGACCAGATAATACTTTTTCAAATTTTGTAAATTGTGATTTTTCTAATCCGTGGTCGTTGTAAACGCCTTTTTGCATTTCAAATCCTTTAACTTCAAGATGACCCATGGCAATGACAGCGGTAGAATTATCAATAGCGTATATAGAATCATTGTAGTTATCATCACAAATCCAAGGCAAGAAAAGTATATCAAGGCCATCAAAATTAACATTGTCTGGTCTAGTGTATATCTTTGTATTCTTGCTAATGTTAAGATTTTGTAGAGCATTTACCTCGTTTGTATTTTTGTAATATGTATCATGGTTACCTATAATAATATGTGTATCAAGATTAAGTTCATCAATCTTATCCCAAAAAACTTTTTTAAAGTTGTGAGCTGTATTATGGTTTATAAACTTTCTTCTATCAACAACATCACCTAAATGTACCAAAGTATTAATATTATTCTCTCTTATATAAGGAAAGAATACATCATTATAAAACTTGTTTTGGTATTCTATAAAAGCAGGTGAATCGTTACGACAGCCGAAGTGTGTATCATTCAGTAATGCTATCTTCATTAATAAAATATTCCAATGTTGGTTTCTTTTTTGTCGCTTTCTTTTTTTTCTTTTTTTCTGGTTCGTCTATGACGGTATTTTTTTGTAAAAATTCTGTAAATTGGTTTTTGAAATCTCTATCTTCGCCTGGTTGCAATGTCAGGTCATCATAATTAGCTTCCATAATTAATTTTTGTTTAATCGTTACTTGTTTTTTCTCTTTCTGTATTCTTCTAACAAAAGCATAATAGATTATTTGTGTGAAATATGCAAAAGGATTATTAGATTTTTCTGGATTAAAATTGTCCAGATATTGTAAACAATTCTCTATACCATCACTTATCATATCATCTCTAAATGTATAATTAATAAAATTTGGTCTGTATGATAAATGATTTGCTATTTTTAAGAAACAACTACCAATATAATCAGTAACAGGTGGTCTCTCTAGTTTTTTCTTTTCTGCCAGTTTGATTGATTTTTTATACTCAATCATGGCAGCCAGAAACTCCTTATTATTAACATAATGTTCTTTTTGTGTTTTTTTATTCATGTTTGCCATTATAAACTATCCTATTCTAAATGTCAATGTTTGGTTGTAATTGATCCACGCTTGACTCTTGCCAAAAAATGGATATAATGGGGGTGTCCACCGTTGAGGAAACCTCCTATACCTAATATTATTATTAATGGATTGTTGGATCTTCGTCTTGAAACTCATCAAATATTTCATTTATTTCTTCATTCTGTTGGTCACTTAATCTTTCTCTTTTAAATTCTACACCTTTTTGTTTTTCAGGCACTTTATCTATCACATCATAATTTTTAATTACCTGGCCATATGATTTTGCCATCTCAATTGTTGCATTTGTGATTGTCATAATTTTTTGTTTTGGTATGGTAATAACTTTATCGCTCGTGTAGGCGGCCCATTTTACCATAGCAACATAATCCTTAAAACCACCAGGTGTTAACTGAGGTATATATTTTATCTGTAAGGGTTTTGTGATTCTTAGCAATGCGTGTGATTCGGGTAATTGTTCATTCGGAAAAGAACAAACAATATCATCGCCGTTTTCTAATTTAATTATCTTTATGTTTTCCATTTGTTAAGTCCACATTATGGATTTCATAATCAAATTCTTCTTCATTGTAAATATTTATCCTTTCTCTAAAATGTGCTAGAGTGTAATTTTCTTTTTCTTTATAGGTCAAATCGTCTGCAATATCATATAAGGTCGCATTTGATTTATTATCTTTTAATCTTAGCCCTCTACCAATACTCTGCAAATTTCTTATGCGAGATTTAGAAGGACTAGCAAAAATAATGTTATGCAAGTTCCGTATATTAATGCCTGTGCTGAAAGTCCCGAAGGAAGCAACAATGATAGCATTGTCCGACTTTTCGGTAACTTCTCTAATTGTTTCTCTATCTTCGGTTTCAACTCCTCCGTAAACATAGAATACTTGTTTGTCATCTGCTTTATCCTTTATTTGTTGATGTAAATTTTTACCGTGTTTTTCTACATATTGAAATAAACATAATGTATTGCCTTGTAATTTAGACGCCAGATTTACTATAAATTTATTTCTTTTTTCATGTGATACTAAAAAATCCATTTCTTCTTGATAATTAAGGCCATTTACAAACTGCCTACTACCATTATCATAACCTAATATCAATGCGTAAATTTTCAAGTCAGCTAATTGTTTTTTATCTTGCAACTCCGCTGTTGATATTACTTTATTTACCGTACCAAATAAACCCTCTAATACTAGTTTGTGTGTTTTTGTGCCATCTAAAGTACCCGTAAGACCATATCTATATTTACAATCTTCTAATTTAGTCATAATCTTTGTTAATGACATGGCCTTAAATAAGTGTGCCTCATCACCAACTATTGTACCAAACTGTTTAAACCATTTCTTTGGTAAATTATATATTGATTGCCATGTAGATATAACAACTCTTTTGTCTGTATCTTTTTCATGGCCTTGATAAATCTTATGAACATTTGCCTCACTATTCCAGCCATAATCTTTAAAATCTTTTGTTAATTGTTCTACTAATGATGTTGTTGGTACAATAATTAATATCTTATTATTCTTTTTACTTCTTAACCTAAGCAGGTTAAACCTAGCAATAAGATAGACAATAAGAGATTTTCCACTAGCTGTGGGTGATAAAAGTAAACAACGAGATTTTTTAATCGCATGAATAAATGCCTCCTTTTGATAATCTCTAACAGCAAATGGTATCTTTAATGCCTTAATAAAACCCTCAACAGCTTGTTCATCTACTGTTACATCTTTTATTTTTGTGCCATCTACTACTTGAATATTGTTGTCTTTACACCATTTATTAATATAAGGATATAGACCGGCGTATATTGTTTTTGACGCATAGTTATATAATCTTATCTTACCGTCCCAAACTCTATTACGGTATTGTGGCATAAATTTAAAACCAGGTACCTCAAATGTAAAGTATTCTCCTATATCTCTACGGATACCATCTTCAGCGTCTATTGTTAGATAGACCTCATTTTTCTTTTCTAATACAATGTATTTTGTTAAGACCATTGTTGCCCTACAACCCAACCTACTAGTGTTTTTCTAACACCACTTGTTACTTTATCTACTTTGTGCCAAGTATAACTAGGGAAAACAATCATAGTGCCTTTTTTAGGCTTCTCTATTTTTTCTATCTTTGTTTTTTCGGCAACCGGATGTGGTGTGCAAAAACTAAAATCACCACCCTCGTAATCTTCATTAAGACATAATGTAAAACTTAACTTTCTTACCATACCATTATCATATGGTTTATTGTGATTATCAATATGCCAATCATAATAATCATCTTTATTATAAATTGTATATTGTAATGGTTCAAACTCTTTTAGAGAAAAGTTCCACTTACTTTCTTTATTTGCAACAATCACCAAGTTTGTCAAAGATGTGCCTAGTTTTTCTTCATCTAACCAAGATACATCTGAGCTTCTACTTGTTTTTTTACCATCTTGTATCTCTGCTTTTTTAAGGTCTTTTTCTTCACCTTGCTTTATTACCTCATCACAAAAACTATTTGGTACAATTGCGTGTTTAATATGATATAACATTAAATAGCTCCACTAGTAAACTTACGCCAATCAATGGCATTTTTTATAGTAAATCCTCTATTTGATATTTGTCTGATTGTTTTATCTAGGTAATCCACACAAGCGGTAAGATATTCTCTTTTTTGCTTTGCTTTGATTAGCTCTTCATCTGATTCAATATACTTATCAACATCTGTTCTTAATACTTTTAGGTCAAATGGTTTTTCTGCATATACTGAAGCGTCAGCTTTGCCTGTGTAATATTCCCACTTTTGTTTTTTTAAGATACTGTAATCTGT